CCGGCTTGACCCAACCCTAAATCCGTGAGAGTATTAATACATCGAAGCCACACGGGCTAAGATAAAACAAGAAAGGTTAAACACCATGAACAACGAACTTGAAATCGTCGCAAAGGCTTCGACCGACATTGTCGACGGCACCCGTTTCGTCACTTCGATTAACACCGATACGCCGGAAGGCGCGGTGGAAATCTTCAACGCTCTGTCTGACGCAGAGGACATTCGCGACCATCTTGGCGAGACCCTTGAGATCGTTCACTTTGCGGCGGAGCCTGCGGAGTTCGAGGACGAGAACGGAGAGGTCAGAGCGGGCGTCCGTACCGTGTTGATCACCAAGGACGGGCTTGCTCTTCAGTCCGGTTCTGATCAGCTTGTGCGGTCCTTGAACCGTCTTTTCGGCATCTTCGGAACTCCGGATACGTGGAAGGAGCCAGTGAGGATTGTCGTAACTGACGAAATCTCCGCCCGGAAGCGGCACTTTTTCAAGGTGCGCGCTGTGAAGTAACACCAGCCTAGTTGAAGGTTGGGTGATGTTAGAATAGCCCCAGACCCGGAAGGTCTGGGGCTATTCCCACCAGAAAGGAAGGGTGACACCATGGCAGCGTCTGAGAAGAGTATAGCTGAACTTCGTCAAGCGGTCAACAAGGCTAGGAGAAATGCTCTGAGGAAACGGCGCCGTTTCCAAACCCCGGGTAATGATTATGTTCAGATTGAGGGGACGAAGTATGACCCTATTCGTCCGCCACACGCTCACGATAAATACACAAGGGCACAGCTTACTCACTATTTGGGCAAGTTGCAAACGTTTAATGCACGCAAGACTCAGTTCGTGCCGGATGCTAAGCACCAACCTATCCCGCTGGAGAAGTGGAACAAATACAAGAAAGTAGAGTCGGCGTACAACGCTAAGGTGGAGGAATTCTCTAAGCGTTTTGACAGCAAGGCGAGGCTGTCGCGCGGTGAGTTGCCGCCGTCAGCCTCCTATAAGATTGCCAATCCAGACCATATGTCTGGAAATTCTCCGGTCAACGGGTCGAAACGTAAGTTGAAGCGCAAACCGTCGCAGATTATGTCAGAGCAGAAGCTTGACCGTCTCACCCGCAACCTTATGAAGTCGTTCGACGATAAGAACATGCGTCGTGAACTCGGAACGGCTTACAATACGGCCAAGAAAATCATCGAAGATTTCTCTTCCGACCCGGAGCTTATGGGCAAGTTTATGAAGCTCACAGCCGAACAATTTGATTACTTCTGGCACAACGCGCCAGCGGAAGTTAATGAATTTTTCCTTTGGTATGAGTCCGCCAAGGCGATTGAGCGTGACGGCGAGGACGTTCACCCTGCCTATCTTTCACTGGAAGAGTCTGCTCAGAAGAACGTGTCGAATTTCTTGGATAAGGTTCAGAAGAAGATACCGGATACTGGCAAACCAGCCAGGGTGAATAAGTTCGGCTATATGCAGCCATCTATTGTACGCACAAAGCAGCAGCGCACTAGGTCCGGAAAGGTTAAGAAGAAGCAAGTTCCGGTGAGTAAGCTTAGGGCCAAGAAGTGAAAACCGTGTGGGTTGCGGATTTCGAGACCACCACGAAGGCTGATGATTGTCGTGTGTGGTCTTGGGGTATTTGTCCGGTGAAGAAGGATCCGGTTAGGGATGATGTGGAAATGGGGTTGGATATCACGTCATTCATGGAATGGATTGAGGACAGAATCGACATTCTCTATTTTCATAATCTCAAATTCGATGGTACGTTCATTCTCTATTGGCTGCTAACCAATGGCTGGAAGTGGGTTGAGGATCTTCACCCTGATAGCTTTACTACGCTTATTAGCAAGGATTCTAAGTTTTACAGTATTGAGATTATGTGGCACTCGGGTGAAACGACGGTGATCAAGGATTCGTTGAAGAAGCTTCCCATGCCGGTTGCGAGAATCGCAAAAGCCTTTCACTTGCCAATCGCCAAGGGCGTCATTGATTACGATGCTGAACGCCCGGTCGGTTATATTCCAACAGATGAAGAGCTTGAGTACCAAGCCAATGACGTGATGATCGTCGCGGCTGCACTGTGGCAGCAGCTTGAAGAGGGTATGACGTCATTGACGGTCGGTGCGGATTCGCTGAATGAATTCAAGCGGATTATGGGCCGCCGCGAGTTCGACCGAATTTTTCCTGTCATTGATGAAGACACGGATTTCAACATCAGGAAAGCTTATCGGGGAGGTTGGTGTAAACCGGGCGACAGGTATCAGCGCGAGATTGTTGGCCCGGTCAAGGTGTATGACGTGAATTCCCTCTATCCTTCTGTGATGTACGATTCGCTAATGCCGTATGGGATCCCGGTTCCGTTCGACGGCGTTCCGAATCCGCCCGAGGATTTTCCGCTATGGATCTCGTCAGTCACGGTCACGGCGAAGCTGAAGCCGGACCATTTGCCGACAATTCAGCTCAAGAACCACTCTGTTTTCATCCCGACTGAATATCTGACGGAGATTGCGGAGCCAACCACGATTTCTTGCACTTCCGTTGACTGGGAGTTGTGGAATGAACAGTATGACATTGACGTGTACAGCTGGGACGGTGGGTACTACTTCGCTGGAAGCCGTGATTTCTTTAAGTCATACATTGACAAGTGGATGGCGGTTAAGAAACAAGCCGTCGGCGGCCTGAGGGAGATTGCTAAGTTGCACCTCAACAGCCTGTACGGCAAGTTTGCCACCAACCCCGATGTGACGTCTCGCAAACCTGTTTTGCAAGACGGGCGGGTGCGGTTGGAGATTATGAATCCGGAATACCGGGATCCTGTCTATACGGCCATGGGGTGTTTCATTACCGCGTATGCAAGGGCTGTGACTATCCGGGCAGCCCAGCAGAACTACAACATTTTTGCCTATGCCGATACCGATTCATTGCATCTTGTGACCGACAAAACTCCAGACTTGAGGATTGACCCGGTCGAGCTGGGTGCATGGAAGCACGAGTACGATGCGGATTATGCGCTGTTTTGGCGTCCGAAAGCTTATGTTGAACGTCGTGTGGTTGAAAATGAAAGCGTCTATGAGGTTCACATAGCCGGTCTCCCGCGAAGTGTCACCGAGGATATTCATTTCTGCGACATGTACGACGGGGCGGTCTTTGTCGGCAAGAAGGTGCCGAAGAATGTCGCGGGCGGTGTTGTGTTGGAGGATGTTGAGTTTTGTTTCAGGATGTAGTGTGCTATAGTGGTGTGACCGCTCAAGGAAAGGATAATAATTATGAGCGAGCAGAAGCTGAAGCGCAAGACCAACACTGTAGCAACCGTTCTTCCCGAGGATCTTAAGAACTTGGTCACTGGCACGGCTAGGGTCTATGGTACCACGACATCCGAGGTTATCCGTCGCGCGGTCGAGTTTTACTTCGGTAACCGGCCTGATATCGTTTCCACTGTCAGCGATATGCCGGAACTGCCGGGTTTGTGATATAGTGGTCATCGGAGTTCAGAGGGGGTTCCGATGACTGACCGGGAGCAAGCCGCTGACACGGCCCGGCAGTGCTTGGGCTTTGCTAGCCTGTCGGTTTCTCGCTGTTTGCTCCAACCATAACCGTGGTCGGCTCCTTGATTGGAGCCGGCCACATTTACATTCAAGAAAGGAAAATTATTATGGACCCCGAAGATCTATTCAAGCTACTCCCCACCGAATACGAAGGCAAAGATGAATTCGAGAAAGCCGTAAACAACCTCTATGAGGGGTTCGGCGCCGCCCAGATGGGGTTGGAGAAAACGATCGAGGATCAGAAAGCGGAAATCACTCGTCTCAAAGTGGAGGCATTTGATTCCATGATGAAGAACCGTCGTAATGAGGAAGTTCCAGAGGAGCAGCCTGCTATTCTGGGCGTCGAGGACCTTTTCAAGTTCGAGTGAAAGGATGAAATAGGTGCCTATTAAACGTGTAGGAAAAATCAGTAATCAGGGGAACGAGGCCATTTTGATGGCTCTTGCCAAGGGTGGCTCGCTTGAATATCAGGCGCGCATTCCTGAAGCAACTAAGCGCGGTATGGCGCAGACTCTTGACACCTTGACCGAATTCCGTCCTCTGTGGAATGAATTCGTTGCGGGTCTTATCGGCCGTATCGGCAAGGTGATTGTCCGGTCGAATTCGTGGAGCAATCCGCTGAAACGGTTTAAAAAGGGTCTGTTGCAGAATGGCGAACAGATTCAGGAAATTCAGCATGGCTTGATTAAGGCGCGTGTTGTTTCTAATGCCAGGGCGGGCATGGAGGCCGATATTTTCGGCTACAGCTCCCCGTATGTGGAGTCCAATTTCCACCATAGGAATCATCAGGTGATGTATCCCATTACCGTGAATGACGATGCTTTGAAGCAGGCCTTTTTGGAGGATAACGGGATTTCCCGTTTCCTTAGCGGTCTGATGGCCGTGCCGCTGACATCCGATGAGCATGATGAATTCCTGCTGATGACCCGTCTGCTTAGGGAGTATGAGGTTCGTGACGGGTTCTTTAAGGTTCATATTGAGGATATTTCCGGCGATAAGCCCGCCGATGGTGATGTCAAGGAGTTTTTGCGAAGGGTTAAGGAGTATAAGGATAAGCTGAAGTTCATCAGCACCTTGTACAACCCTGCAAATATGCCCGTAGCCTCCCCCGATGACTTCGTTCTGTTTATCACGCCTGAGGCTAACTCCGCTATTGATGTCTACGCTTTGGCGGCTGCGTTCAATGTTAAGTTTGAGGAAATTCCCTACCGTGTGGTGGTTATTCCTAAAGAGAATATGCCTAACGATAAGTGTCAGGCAATTCTAACCACCACTGATTTCTTCCAGGTATATGACACCATGCTGGAATCCACCAGTATGTTCAACCCGGCAAACGTCACTACGAACTACTTCTATCATCACCGAGGAATCTTCTCCGCTAGCCGCTTCATTCCGGCCATTATGTTCACAAGTGACGCAGGGACTGTTGTGGTTAAGACGAAGGAATTCACTATCAAAACTATTGGCGGTTTCCATATCATTAATGCCGATGGCAAGGATCTTGATTGGGCTAACGATAAGCTCAAGCGGGGACACCTGTATCAGCTTGAAGTTGGTCAGCTTACGTATGAGGATCCTCAGCCAACAGCCGATGAAATTGAGGCCGCTAACATTGAGTGGATTTGGGAGATTGAAGGAGCTAAATCAAACAAGACCGCCCTCATGTATGATGGGGTTTTGCGTATCGGCTCCGACGAGACCTCTGATAAGCTCACCCTGAGGGTTCTCGACCCGACGCGCAAGGTTAAAGCCGAGCATCAGTTCGACGTGGACGGTGGTGCCGTTCCGAAGAAGTTCAAGAAGCCTGAATGATATCGACGGCAGCGCCTTTATTGGTGACCTGCCCCTAACTGGAGTGATGGCGGGTCGGAATCTCCGGCCCGCCATCCTTAACGAAAGGAAAATGAATTATGGGTTGGCGATTGGCCCCCTGTCTTCAGCAGTACGTCAATGAAATCAACGCAATGTACCCGAATCGGCCAAAAGGGTCGGATGGTGGCATTGGTGACGCGGCACACCGCGCGCAGAGGTCGGGTCATAATCCTTCTCCTCAGGGCTATGTGACGGCCTATGATATCACCGCTTCCCCGCTGGTGGATATGGAGTATATTCGTCGTACAGTGTGCGCGGACGAACGTACTCACTATTTTATTTGGCAGGGATGGATTTATTCCGCTCGTCATGGGTTTGAGAAGCGCAAGTATAATGGCGGGGATCAGCATTGGGGGCACAGCCATTTGTCTATTAAGAGTATGACCGAGTTCGATATCGGTCCGGGCGCTGAAAGGTTTTGGTGTGAAAAAACGACTCCTTGGTTTGGCGATCCTAATCTTCCTGTTGTGTCTCTCGCTAATGTTGTCGGTGCTACTGATTACTATGCGTCCGGTCACACCCGGAGTAATGATACTTACGACTATGTCGCTGTGAAATTGGTGCAGACTGCTATTAACAAAGTGCGCGGTTGGAGTCTCGAATTGAACGGCTTGTTTGATAGGCGCACGCGGGAAGCGTATGCTGAATTCCAGCGCCATATTGGTTACCGTGGAAGCGATGCGGATGGTATTCCGGGAATGTCTTCTCTGAGGGTTTTGGCCCAGCGCTCCGGTCTTTTCCGGGTTATAGCGTGATATCATGTTTTCATGAGTGAATCACCCATTGAAAAGGTCCCGTCCGAGGTCACTCGGGCGGGCCTTGACTTTAACTACGCAGTGTGGAGTCCCGGCACTAGAATTCGGTTGTGTAAGGTTGCGTGGGATTCTGAATATCGCAACATTGTTGATTTCGGTGGACACGAGAAGCTGAAGGAATATCTCGCCGAGTCGGCCCGTGAGTCCGTGGAAATTTCCGCTATGTCGTATGTTCGACCCGGAGCACCGGTCAAGATTCCTATCCCCCTGACACAGGCATACGAATACAATTACATTCATGTTTACAATCCAGACCAACCGGTTAGTGGCGACCGCCCAGCCGATTACTTCTATTTCATTAAGGACTGCAAGCATATTGCACCTAACACTACCGAGGTGATGGTTCAGCTCGATGTGTGGCAGACGTGGGGGTACGGAATCCGTTTTGGGTATGGGTATGTTGAGCGTGGGCATATTGGTATTGCCGCTAGTGATGCGTATCATGATTTCGGTCGCCATATTTTGACAACCCCCGAGGGATTTGATCTAGGAAATGACTATGCCGTCGACACGTCATATACTTTTTCCCTGAACCGCAAGGGCGTCAATCCTAATAAGGTTGGTTACATTATCACCACTACGGTATCTTTTATGAGTTCTGGTGGTTCTGTGGATTCCCCCACTCTGAATTCCGCCACAGGTACCAATTTTGAGCCTATGGCTATGGGGGTTGAGACATATTATGCCGGCTCAAATGAAGATCTTATTGCTTTTCTCAAGGCGGTTTCCACTAAGCCGTGGGTGAGTCAGGGTGTGATTTCTATTACGGCGTGCCCTCCGCTTAATATTGTGGGGAATGAGACTCCGCCGGAATATCCGATGCTTCGCGGTTTTAATGGTGTGGCTAAATTTGCTGCGAATATGGAGACTTACTATGTTAAACTCCCAATCCCGCCATACCAGCTGGCTAGCGGCTGGCTCGCCAAGCGTTATTTTCACTTGAGGAAATTTGCTACCTTCCCGTATACGTATTTCACTCTTACTTCCTACAACGGGAAGACTGTGGTGTTTAAGCCCGAACTCATTGCCCCGTCGAAGGTTGTGGGGAATGGTAAGAACGAATTCTCTCTAGCTGTAATCAATATTCCATTTCCGCCGTCTGCCAGAGTGGCTGTTTATGCACCGGATTACGGTAAACTTGAAGGTGCTTACGAATATCAAGATTACAACCTGTCAAAAGAGTCGAAGCCGAACGAATCGTTTGACCGTGGAATGTTTTTGGATAATGCTCTAATCATTAGTAATTTGCCTTCAACCGCTCTTACTAATAATAGCTTCCTGTCTTTTATGGCAGCTAATCATAATAGCATTGCGCACCAGTATGCTTCAGCCGATTGGTCGCAGCAAAGGGCCATGGCGGGCGCCGCGAACGCATACGACAACGCCATGGTGGGAAGTCGCGCCGGTTTGCAGCACGCCAACATTTCACAATGGCAAAACAATGCTAACATGAATTTGGGGCTGGAAACCAACGAGTCCAGGATGTGGCAAGGGGTTGTGAACTCTGGGGTTTCTGGTGTTGCTTCCATGCTTCAAGGGAATGTTTTTGGCGGAGCGGTTTCTGGTATTCAGGGCATGGCTAATGCGTATGTTGATAGGAATATTCAAAATCATCAGCTAACGCAGTCGACCGCCATTAATAATTCTGCTATCCAGAAGAATGCTGACGTTACGGCTAGGGCGAACACCCAGATTGCTGACAATAATTACTCGCTAGCGGCATACACCGCGAAGGGCGATTATGAAAACACAATCGCCGGAATTAATGCCAAGGTGCAGGATGCTAAACTTATGCAGCCTACAATGTCCGGGCAGATTGGCGGCGACGGATTCGCTTTCATCCTAAATAATGGATTCAAGCTTACGTGGAAAACACACTGTTTGCAACCAAACGCTATGTATCAGATTGGCGAATTTTGGCTTCGTTACGGTTATGCTATTAACCGCTTCTGGAAACCGACCGATTTGAACCTCATGACAAACTTCACGTACTGGAAATTCAAAGAACTCAATGTTGTCGGAGCCAATTGCACCGAGATTTACAAAAACGCTATTAGAGGCATCTTTGAGAAAGGTGTGACAGTATGGACCAATCCTGATAAGATAGGTCTTATCGATATAGCGGATAACAAGCCGAAGCCGGGCATGAAACTGGAATTGGTCCCGCCCACTAGAAAGGTTTTTGAATAATGGGTAAAAGACGCAAAGCAGAACCGTGGGAATGGGGGTTCTCAGCCTCTATCCCCGAAATGGATAGGGCGGGACTCTACCATGACTACAAAGACCTGTTGAGCGCATGGTCGATGGCGCGTTTCCGATGGGAATTGCCCGAGGGTTGTTCTTCGCGTTTTCTTGAGCAGGTTCTTTTCTATAGCGGAATCATCGTCTTCTATTGGGATGAACGCTACGAACGCTACATAATCGCTAAATGTACAGGTGAAGGAGCCAATAATGTTCAGGACGACATTGTTCGAGTACGTACTGTCGACATGCCGGGCTATCGAGGTGTCGACCTTGAATGCTATCTCGGACACGAGGACCGGCCTGCCCGCACGGACGAATGTGTTGTGATTCATTGCAATGATCTTCGAATTCCGGAAGTCGCTCGCGTGAAGAGGGTTGCTATTACACTGGCAGACCTTGACCTAAGTATTAAGCTTGCAACAAAGGCGCTCCGCAATTCGCGCATTGCTATTATTGGGCAGGATCAAGAACTCACCTATAAAAATCTGTTCCGGAAACTGGAAGAGGGAATCCCCTTCCTCACAGCCTCCCAGACCGTCGACCCGAACGCCATCACGTCGCTAGATATTGGCGGCAATCCGATGAGTCTGAAGGCGCTTCGCGAGGAACGCAATCAATATTGGAATCAAGCAATGATCACATTGGGCATTGCCTCGGCGAATCAAGACAAGAAGGAGAGGCTCGTCACTGATGAAGTCTCAGCGAACGATCAACACAGCACACTGGCCCGACTCGCAGCTATCAACTCACGTCGTTTTGCCGCAAATCTTATTGCGAAAGCGTTTCCTGACGCAGGTGTTTATGTGTCGTGGGCTGTTGAAGAAGAGCGGCTCGACCAAGAGCAGCGTGAACAGGACGCCGTCGGAGTGGTTGGACAGAGCGCTTCCTCCGACGATAGTGAGCTACAGGGAGAATGATGGCGTACTTCACTAGTGAATTCAGGGATGTTCTTCGCCGCTTCGGCGATAAATGGATGAAGGACGGCTGGCCGATATTTGACGAAGCGTATCGGGAAGAGTTGGTTGACAAAATCAAGGAGAATTTCTATTTCCGCGAAATTGGTCTTGAGACTGAGGAAATGTTTATTCAGAGATATCGCATTAAAATGCGGCTCTGTATGCAGCGCCACAATGCTATGTATCTTAGTATGGGGGACCATTTCGATCCGCTTGCGTCGTTTGTTATGCGCAAGCGAGGAAAGGATGTCACGCGCGGCGATATTGAAAATCTCACCGCATATGTCACCGAGTCAAAAGGCAATCTTGACCAAGCCATCAATCGGATTGTTGACGAAACCGACATTAACACTCGGGTGGGTAACAGGAATGGTAAATCCACTAGCACCGGGAAAAACAGCACGAAAGCGCGCTCTATCAATTCGGATTTCCCCCAGACTCTGCTAGCCGGTAGTCAGGACTACGCCACCACGGGCGGCGATACGGTGGGTGAGGGCACCACGGAAGGTAAGAATGATGAACTGGTTGTGGAAAATTCCGATGCCAAGAATATCACGAAGGCAAATAATCAAGATACCACTCAGTCTCAGACTGACTCATCCGATAGGCATGACGGAAACCAAACAACAAAAAGTGAAATCCAATACATTCTTGGCGGTGTAACCGAAGGGCGAACCACTAATGTTGGTTCTGTGTTGAAATCGTGGCTTGAAGTCGCTCAGACAGCGGATGAAATGGTTATGAATGATCTTGATTCGCTTTTCATGGGCCTTTATTCGACCGGTGACAATTTCAACGGCCCTTACGAACACCGACTTCCCGGTTACTACTATTTCTAAGGAGAAGCAAAGTGCCTATTTTCCCTAATGATCTTTTCCCAATTTCGGACGTTCAGCCATTCACAAAGAACGATAGTTACACGTTCCTTGACCGGCTGAACGCCATGACCGATCTGGTAAATCAGGTAGAAGGCGATTTCAAAACGCTTGTGAAAAACACCGCCGACATTGTTAACGTGCTGAACGGGCGCATTGGTTCGCCTGAACCGCTTTTCGTGGATCTCGCTAACGGTAATGTTGACGTAAAGATCCCTAACACATATCCGGCGGGTCACAGTTTTTGGTTGATTGTTAAACAGGGTGCGGCTGGTGGAAATACGATCACGCTGCCGTCGAATGTTAGTGGGGAATTTCACTTGTCGCCTAAGTCGTTCGACTACACACCGCTGCTCATTCATCCTGTTGAGCGCCTGTCTACTTCGTATTTCGTGGACCAGACGATCAATCGCCTAGTGGCGCTTATCAATAGTCTGGATGCCAAGATTGTGGCTGAAGTTAAGAAGGCCAATGAAGCTGTGGACGCCGCCAAGAAGGCTATGGACGCGGCTGTTGATAAGCTCACAAGGGACCTTGGAACCGCAAAATCTGAAATGTCGGAGGAGCTGAAACAGGCTAAAGCGGCTATGGATGCGGCTCTCAAAGAAAAAAGCGAGACCCTTACAAAATTGGTGAATGACAATTCGCTTCAGCTGCAGCGGGAAATGAACCAGCTAGAAGCGCGACTCATCGCCGACACAGCCCAGAAAACCAGAGCCCTGGATACGAAAATCACCGGCGAAATGGGCAAGCTCCGCACGTGGGTCGAAACCACCGTGAAAGCTATTGTCGTCAACGTGCGCGATTACGGGGCCAAGGGCGACGGCACGACCGACGATCGTGCATCGATCATGGCCGCCGTAGAAGCTGCCGGTGACGGTGGTACCGTGTACTTCCCTGCCGGAAAATACAGGGTCACGGACACGCTCACCACGCGCATGGGGCAGACATGGCTCGGAGCCTCCCTCAACTCCGACGCGCGTCCCGACCGCTCGGGCACGCATATCCTGTCCGACCACGGCGGCAACTGCATCACCATGGGCAAAGACAAAAGCGCGTCAATCCACTCCATGCGGCTTCAAGGCCCGGGCTTCTCCCGCAAAGAATCGGTCGGCATTCACTGCACGAGCTCGAGCTGCACTCTGAGGGATGTTGCGGTCTGGAATTTCCAGAAAGCAAGCTATTTCAAAGAGGTTTGGTATGGAGTCGTTGACCGCTGCCACTTCATGGAAAATGAAATTGGGGCAGATATCGAATATTGCTACAACCTCACCTTTATGGTGCCCCGCATTTACAGCAATCGCGGGGATGGTATTCGCGGTATCGGCATGCGTATCGGTGACCGTTCGATGATCACCGTGCAAGGTGGTTCTATCGAGGATTATCAACAGGCTTTTTGGATTATGGGCGGTTCTTCGCTGTATTTCCACGGTATGTACTTCGAAAGCGCCTTTGATGATAAGAATAAGGTGCCGTTTATTGTGGTGTATGTTCACGACAATAGCTTGGTCACAAACATCACCGCAATCGGAAACCAAGTTTATCTCACCCACCACGACGCTTTTATTGATTTTTCAAAGCGCGATTGCGGTGAATTGTTGACCGCGTTCGGAAACAAATTCAAATGCACCGCCCCAAATCCCAACGGGATTGTGTATAGAATAAGCGGCTCCAACAACCTGTCTTGCAAACTGTTGGGCGATTCTTTCGCGGAGGCTGCGGGTCGACAGATGGCTTTCATTTCCGATGTCGATAAGCTCACCCCCGGTTCCATGGTGATTCCCGGTCCCGGTGTGCCAGATAATGCTCACAACATCGGTGGAGGCACGATAGGCAACGTTGCCGGGGGTATCAATATTACGAACCGAATTCCGGGGGCCATTCCAGCTCTGGGTCTTGGTAGGTTGCCGAAGGTTTTGACGGCTAGTGAAATGCCTGGTGGCTGGTACAATACCCGAAAAGGAACTCTGTGTTTCTTTGAGGATATTAATAAGCCTGGCTATTGGAATGGGACAAACTGGATCGGTTTCGACGGGGCGACGTTGGCGTGACGCGCCGGCCCGGGTTGGGGTTGACTTCCCCTGCCCGGGCCGGTACTATGTAGGTATGGTAGAGTTGGGAGAGGGTTGACTTCTATGGCATGGGATCAGCATAAAAAAGCCCTAGCTATCAAAGCTATTGGGACTGTGGAGTCGAACCTCAAATACGACTCTATCTATTACGTCGACCCTATCACTATTGGAATCGCGCAATGGTACGGCCCCAGAGCCAGCGCCCTGCTCCGCAAAATGACGTCACTCTCCCAATGGAGCGGTGTTGCTCAGTCTCTTAAAAGCAGCCTGAGTTCCCACCCGGACAGCGAGACGGGCTATTGGAAAACACGCTATCTAAATCGCCAAGAAGGTGACTCTCTTAAGCCACTCCTCATTTCGGCCGAGGGGAAGCGGGTTCAGAATAAGCAATTTCTAGACGACCTGCAAGACTACTATGTGGCAGCTAAAAGGTCGGGTCTCGATCCTGAAACGCAAACCGATGTTTTCATTTTCTGGTGCGTGATTTATCACCAACTTCCCGCTGCCGCGATTAGCTTCGCTAAAAACGGCAACCTTACAATAGCCAAGCTTTACGCCATGTGCGCCAATCATCATTGGCTAAAGGACTATATGTCGCGCTATAAGAAGGCGCGCACAATTATCGAAAGCAACGATGCTTCCGGCATCCCCGACATGACCGGGGCGAACAGCGACGGCACACCATCGCAAGACCCTGAAGGTGGTGACTCAGGCGGGGACGGGACTTCTGCCCCAACGAATACAATCAAATATTGTCGCATTATTGGTAAAGAAATCTGGGTGTATTCAGGCGACGGCAAAATAATTCGATGCTACAGGGCGAGCGAAGACGTATATTACCCACAAACCGGTGTTGCCGCTACAAATAATGGCGGCAATAATACTCCCATTCCTGAGGACCCCTCAACCCCCTCCACAGGGTCTGCTAATGAATTGCAGGCCAAGGTCATTAAATGGATGGTTGATCGAATCGGCAAGCTGAAATACTCCCAAGGCGCAGGACGGATGGAAAGTGACCGCTCCGGCGTTGGCGACTGTTCTTCAACAGTCGCCCAAGCCTACAAAACCATCGGCAAAAACATCGGGACTTGGACCGGGGATCAAGAAAATCGGGGTACCAAGATTTGGGACTCTGTCGAAAAGGGTTCCAAGCCGGACCCCTCCATCATCAAGCCCGGAGACCTCATTTACTATTGGTGGAAAGGCACAGGGGGTCATTCTGACCACGTAAACATGTTTGAGGGTGGTGACAGCGTCCTTGACCACGGCGGCCGCCCGTATATGGGACCGGTGAGGAAGTCGCTTCGCGCTAAGCTCAAGGAGGGGCGGCGTGTGAGGGTGGTGCGTTGGATATGATAGAAGCCAACGATTTCAAAACGCGAGAATTCAAATGGTACGATTATTCGCGCCTACTCTCCCATAATGCCGTTTATAACATGGTTGTTGGGCCACGTGGCAATGGGAAAACCTACGGCGCGAAAAAGCGATGTATCAAAAAGGCCATTCAGGGGCGCGGACTGTTCATTTATTTGCGCCGCTACCAAACGGAAATGGTGCCCGCAAAAGACACGTTCTTCGTCGACATCGCACACGAATTCCCTGAAGTAGAATTCCGTATCAACGGCAACAAAGGCGAATTCACGTTCGATATTGACCCTGGGATCAAGAAGAAGCAGTGGCATCTTCTCTGCTATTTCATCGTCCTTTCCAAGGCACAATCCTATAAGTCAGTGTCGTTCGCAACCGTGACGGATATAATTTTTGACGAATTCATTGTTGAAAATGGTATCGTTAGGTACCTGCCCGAGGAAGTTAAAATCTTCAACAACTTCTTCTCCAGCGTCGACCGAAACCAAGACAAAACCCGTGTGCTTTTCTTGGCCAACGCGGTCAAGATCATGAACCCGTACTTCGGCGCGTTCTCTATCGACCCTGATAAGGAATGGCAAACAAAATTTGACGGGTTTGTTGTAGTGCATATTATTCGGGATTCGGTGTATGCGGAGCAGGTATCGTCTACGCGTTTCGGGCGTTTCATTGCGGGCACCGACTACGCCGACTACGCGATTAATAATGAATTCGCGGACAACAACCAAGCCATGGTCGGCCCCAAGAACCCTGACGCGGAAATCTTTTTCAGTTTGCAAACCGACCACGGATTGCTGACTGTTTGGTTGAACATGAAAGAAAAACCTGTTAGATGGTATTTCACTTCATGGAAACCCACCCATAATTTAATTTATACCATGAACGTAGAGGAAGTGTGCGAAGATGTTAAGTATATAGATTACAACGACGGTAGATTAAAACATCTACGAACAGCCTACGGCCATGGTAATTGCGTATTTGAATCTGCTCGAATTCGCAACATGGCGCAGAGGATATGGAAACGATGATCAACGCGGAAATATTGAATGTAATAGTGACCCTCATCACCACATTGGGAGCTATTTGGATATCAACCCTAAAACTTAAGAAAGACATTGCAGATACGAAGCGTGAGGTTACCAATAAACACGACATCCACTTGCGCGACGATATCGACAATAAGCACAATGATCTTATCGCACTGATACAAAGCTTGATAATGCGTGTCTCCAAACTTGAGAAAACCGACACCGTCATAAATGAAAAACTATCCAGATTGGAGCACAATACAGAGTATTCTAAAACCGATTTGTGGGAGGCTATCAACGGCCTCAAAGAAAAATACATAATCTACGAGCACAGCGCAAAACACGCAAAAGATGAAAAATGGAGGTATTAACATGAATGAAGAAGACGCCACACTGCTGAAGCCCGAATTCTGGGCCGCCCTTGGAATCCGGTCCGTGCGCACCTTCGCGCAGAGCCTCGGAGGGAGCCTTGGAGTGGGCACACTTATCTTCCAGATCGACTGGAAAGTGTCCCTCGGAATTGCCGTGGGGGCTATGCTGTGTGCTATACTGACAGGTATAGCATGGCCGAAGGCTCTACCGGAGATTAAGCCCCGACCTGCTGCCGATTGAGGGTGGGCAAAGGCCCCGCACTACGGTGCGGGGCCTTTGTTTACATAAACGATCTACGACCGTACACAGCTCTAGCCAGCACTTTCAAACGCTCGTGAGCGCACCCGTCTGTGAACATATAGAGCAGGTCTTGAATGTCGCGGAATGTCTCAAACTCCCCATTCACTCTTGTTTCCCTGTTCCCAACGAGACCGTGCTGGTCAGACCATACTGTCCATTTTCGAGCAAGGAAATCAATCACAACCCAATAAGGACCGTCCGTTTCGGGACTCCCGAATCGGATAGTTGCGGAAACAATTCTGTCCATATCCGCAACAAGTTCATTATAGGCGCGCGAAACGCCAGTTTCCGAGACGACTGTGTCAATTCGCTTATCCACGGGAAGCCTCCTTAATGTGATGCAAAACCCTCAGGTAAAGCATGGTAACGATTTTTTCTATTGGACGCATGATCAGTTCCTATGGTAGGTGAGAGTGAAATCGGTGTAAGAGGGGCCGTAGTAGGCTTCAACCACGCAATTGAGGGTGTCGTCCCAAGCGGCTGTGCAGTACTCGGCTCCGCGAACCTCGGTGGCTACGTAGTTGTGTTCGGCGTGGCAGCGGTTGATGCGGTTGTTGTCGATGGCAATCATTTCGTGGACCTCCTTGGTGGTTCCTTCTTCCTTATGTATTAATCATGACACAAATTTAGGGCCGTGTCAAACACGGCCCTAAATCGCTCAGTCAAAATTGCTCATTTACCGAAGCCACCATCTTGTCAAGCGCTTCACTCACCGATTCCGAACTGGAACCATCAAAATCAACGAACACGGACTGTCTTTCATTGTCTGAGCCTGCAAAGACGCGTAATCATTGACAAAATGGAACTTAAAGTAAAGCTTCCTGCCGGTTCTAGGCTCGCACGCCGTAATGAAAGCGTGAGCATAATTCCAAAAGTTCATTTTCAGGAACCAGGAAACTTCATTAAGTTCCTCAGTGCTGCAAGTAATACTGGTTGTGTCTTCTCTTTCCATCATGCAATTTCCTCTCTGTGTGCGCGCATAGCCATAAAGATACCGTCCTTAATGTTTTCATAGGCGACCGTCCTCTTAATCTCCCCATCAGGGCCAACGAAATCCAGGTCACCCAAATTAAGAGACATGACAGTTGTGCCGTTGTTGGACACGAAATGCAGCAAACGAACGCCGTGATGCTCGATATCCCAAAGGACCGTGTCGATCTTCTGGCGAATCTGAACAACATTCGTCGGGAAGTCGGTATATTTGGCAGCGCGGGTTTGGGGTGTAATGCTTGTGAAACGGGAAATCACGATGTCTTACCTTTCTAGATAGTTCTGTACTGTTTGGGTAGGCGATAATTGATACACTTCTTCCACCCATCACGCTCCGGGAAATAGCGGGCAGACGCTCCGAGCCGCCCATCCTTCCTATATCGTCGTACGAGGTAGAAATCACTTCTGGGGTAGTATGTGATAGCTACAACCGACCCGTCAGGTCTCTCAACATTAACCACGCCGTTGGACGTTTCAACCATGGTGATAGGATCGCAGTGCAAATTAATTGCTTCATCCCAACTGAGAAGCGGTCGAAAACTCTCTGTGGTGTTCATGTCATTCACCCTTCTAGTGTTTCGGGCAGTGTCCCTTAGCGAACTCGATCCCGTCGTGCAGGGCCGCTTCAATGGTGTAGTACTGGCGTTCAAGCCAGACGCCGCACCATTCGGTCGACAGTTCCATCCGGCCGATGTAAAGACGGACTTGCCCGCCGTAGAGGATGTCGACCAATACTTCCCGAACGTTGTTTTTGCGAATGTGATCTGCAATGTGCTTTACGATCGTTCCCTTGTTGTCTTCATTGATGGCGGTAACTAGGTAGTGGAAGAAGTACATTTCAGCCTCCTGCTTTATCTCCGTGTGGCTTCGATGTATTAATACTCTCACGGATTTAGGGTTGGGTCAAGCCGG